ATTGAATACCAAAGCGGACGAATACTGTGTATTCAATTGTATCCTTCTTTGGCTTGTATTCACGGTTTACAGTAATATCACGCTGGAATCCCCATACACGGTTTGATGGGAATGTCAAGTCGACGAATCCATCTGGGTAGTAAGGAACTTCCATTACATCAATTCCTAGAACACGTGTTGTACGTGCTCCACCAATTGTCTGTGCGTTACCATCTAGGTATGACTGACGGTTTGCAGGTGTACCTGCTGGAATTGGAGAAAATGCTTCTGCAATTGCATCAGCAAGTGTACCGTTATGCTTAACAATACCCTGGAAAGCATCTGTACCAGCGTAGAACTTTAGGTTCGACTTAACTGCACGATACTTACGTGGCATTGCCAAGATGATCTCCTGCATTACGCTTGGAGTCCAAGCATTTTCTGAAACAGAAACTACTGCTTCGTGTGCATCGGTGTTTCCAACGATTGCACTGTTTCTTTCCTGCTTTACGAAACCATTCATAATTGACAGGAAGTCACCTGTTGATCCATCACCATTAATGGCTAGATCTTCAATATCGTTAGCAAATGCGTTAGTCATCAAGCGAACTAGATGATCTTCAAGACCTGCACCTTCAATATTGTCTTCAAGTGATTCTGTAGAAACTTCCCAATCAAGACGAATCTTCTTTGTAGTAAGTTCTACCTTTGTAAATGTTGCTCCAGCATTAGTGTAGTTTGGGCTACCCTGTGCTGCTGCACGAATAACACGCTCTCCAACGTTAACCTTTTCGATTTCCATTGTGTTTGCTCGCATTGTAACCTTACGGCCATCCTTGGCGAGTACAGTTCCATCCCACACGTAGTCGATGAAGCGACGAGCCTGTTCTGGTGCAAGAATACCACCTGCTACTCCAGTTGGATTTACAGCATTTGGTCCTGATGTGACACCAAAGTTTGCCGTTGCGGTGTTGCCAAGTTGTGACCCTACAGACGCTGCTGCTGAATCAAGACCTGTTGCACCACCTACACCACCTGATACGAGTGAACCCTGAGAGTTAATTTCTGCTCCTGAGCCACCTGAACCTGGATAGTTTTTGGCTATATCTTTATCTTGTTCTGACATTATTTCACCTCCTAGTGAATATGTTGTTAATTAAATAGGTCGGAATTTTTGAGGAAACGTCCGCCCCATAGGGATTTCTGAACCTTTTCAGGCTCAAACTGCACGATCTCGCCTAGATCGCCAGACTTGCGGAAAGCGGTATCTTGCTCTACGGCATCTACTCTCTTTCCAAACTCATTGAACTCGCCCTTGACATTGTTTACCTCTGCGGATACACCGTCAATGGACTTGCTAAGTGCTGCAACTTGCTCATGAAGAGACTTAATGGTTGTAGCGAGATCGCCAAAGGCATTAGTAAGAGAGTTCTTGATTTCAGCAACTGCATCAACAATTGCCTCATCTGACTTTGCTACAGCAAGTTCGGCTTCAACTTCTGTGACAACGCTCTCTTCTTCTACTACTGGAGCAGAAGGAACTGCACCACCATCGTCTGACTTTTCAACAGCAACTTCTGCTGGTGCTTCGTCAACGACTGCAGGAGTTTCTACTTCTGCTGGCTGTGCCTCTGGAGTAATTTCAACATTTTCAACTGCAGCATCTAATACTGCTTCTGTTGCTTCTGTCATTTTATTTACCTCCTTGGTAATCTTAATTGTACTAATGCCTTTAGCACTATCAACTAAGAACTTTATCATGTTTGCTTTTTCGTCATCATTCTTTTCAACAAAACCAATGTTTTCCATACCCTTACCGCTAATAGGGCTTTCTGCTGTTTCTGAGTCAGATACTAATACGATACCGTTTTCTGAATCGTAAAATACATTTTCAATAATTGTTTCTGCAGATGAACCTGTTATAACATTTTGTCCGTTTACTTTTTCAACAGAAATAATGCTTGCAAACTGGTTTGCTGGGCTGTCAACTAGTGACAACTCATAAAGGTCATAATCTTTAATAACACGGATTGCCTTGTCTAGATCTGCATTGTATGCATCATCCCAAGACTTTATATTGCCACCAATAGAAAAACCACTATATGTACCATCTAGGACTTTCTCCCAGGCATCTTGTGCTCCCTTTGAAACATAGGCAGACACATAAACTCCATTATAAAACTTTTTTGAGTTTGTATCAAAATAACGATCTTCTTTAAATGAAACCATCTTTCCTACTGCTGATGGTTGGTGCATTTCACGAAGGTTTCCCTTAAAATTCTTAAATGCTTTTACGCTTGCTTCTGCTGTAACAATGTCATCTTGTTTATCAATATTATCAAGAGATGCAAAGCCAGATACGATGCGTCTTTCGGCATCTACCTTTCCAATAGGCATTGACAGACGTAGATTCTCTTTGTCTGTGGTCCAGGAAGCCTTATTTATTAACATATCGTTATCCATTATACCAAATGTTTTAAGAGATTTCTCAATTACTGAGACGCTCTACCCTCTCCCTGTGGATTACGTCCAGAGATAGTACTTGGAGAGTCTGAGTTGTTGTTTGTTCTTTCAGTGTCTCTTTGTCTATTCCCTGCAATATTTGCCCTAGCATCTGTTGCCTCTCTTGGGCTCATGATAAACGGTTCGTCTCCATCTGATCTTTGTGGAAGATCTAATGCTTCACGAGCCTCGTTAGGCATCATAATCTGAGTCTTTACGAGTCTTTCAAGAATCTGAGACTGAGCAATTTCATCTGTAAGAGTTAGTTCATTAAACTTAAGTTCAAGAATATCTGTCTTTTCCTTAATAATTTTATTTACAACCTTTTCAAGATGATGCTGTGCTGGTCTGGCAACCTGCTCTTTAAATGTGCGATCTTGAGAGAGTGCTGCTGCCAAACCAGATTCTGATCCACCAAGTTTTGATATTGGAACTTGATGTGCAATTAGAATGTCATCACGGTTTTGTTTACGATACTCTTTAAATGATCCATCTTGAATACCGTTTTCAATAGGCTCCATCTTGAATTCAACCTTGTTCTGGTCTGTGTCTCCAGGAAGTGGAATATAAAGTGTTCTGTGAGACTGAGACTTAAGTCCTGTTTGCAAGAATCTAAACATTTTATCTTCTGCGTCTCCAGAAAGTTTTGCACCCTTTAGGGTAATGATATATCTTGGAACAGCCTTGTTCTCAAAGTAATCAATGTTATATCTTGCTGCAAGTTGATCTCCAATTAATGAAGGCATTGCAGACACAATGTCTGGAATTCCATAGTATGTATTGAGAGGAGAGTATGACTTTATGTGAATAATCTCATTTGGTCTAGAATCTGCTGTTACTGGGTTTTGATTATTTGCCCCGAAATTTCTAAAGTAAACAACTGCCTGACCAATGATCTGAAGAAAGCCATCATTAAGTCTACGAACACGAACTGTTGTTGCTGGAATGTGACCAATGTAGCCAATCTCACCTTTTACAGTTCTACCTACTTCAATAAAACCATTTCCTGTTGCTTCAACATCTGTGTAAACTTTTTCCATAACCTTTGTAAAACTGTCATCATCATTAAGATTTTCTAGCCAATCACGAAGTTCAATCTTTGCTCTTTCAATTCTTTTTCTTGCTCTTTCTGTTGCTTCTTGATCTTCAGACATTTCTAACCTTAAAGCAGTTCTGTCTGCAATGTCAAACCTGTATCCAAGTCCTACAATATTTTCTACCTTAGCATCAATAGCAGCGTGGTTAGCAAAAGATGTATCATAAAAATTTGCAAGTTCATACATGTTATATGGTGGTGTGATTACATCAAACAAACCGTATCCATTTCTATATACCGTTCCAGGATTAAGAGCCTTTGATCCAGCATCCACTCCCGATGGTGTTGCATTTGCAGAATCTAGATACGCTGCAGTTGGAGTAACAGCCTTGCTTACTTGTCTTGCTACACGGCGACGAAAGTTTTGGTCTAAGCCAGTGTACTCTTTAAGTTCTTCCCAATTTTTATTAAATGGGTCGTTTGCTTTAAATTCATTTTCTTGCTGTTCCTGAGTATTTAGGCTTGCTCTAATGTACTCAAAGTTATCATCATCAGTCATTTTCGTATGCATCCCTTCCATGTGCCCTTAATGTATTTTGTGCATCTGAAATAGCACCAAGGTCATTAAGGTTTGGAATTAATCCCTGTTTCATTCTATCTTTTTGTTCTGAGTATTCTTCTTCGGATACCCGTGTTAGTCCAGGAACAAAGTGTGCTGTTCCCTCTCCGTCATCACCGTTAAATATTGCAGCCTTTTTAAGTTCTGCAATCTTTGAGATGTCCCCCTTTTGAGAGGGTATGTTTAAAACTGAACCACTTCCATCAGTAAACCACTTACCATTTGACTTCTTATAAACATATAGACCCCAGTCATAGTGTTTATCAATGACCTTGCGACGTACATTATTTACAATTGGTTTACCAGTTTTGGGGTTTATTAAAGAATCCATAACCATAAGTATACCAGATTACACTGGTGAGCCAACAGATATTGACCATGTGGTGTCATTGTATATTTTCATCTTATCTGCATCAAAAATCATACCTGATTCATCATCAATAATAATCTTATTAGTACCCATATAGTTATTGTATACGTCCTGTGAGTTTACTCCGTATAGAGGAGAAGATGATATAGACATTACTCCATCCCAGGTGTAGTTGTTTAGCCAGTATGACCATCCATAGTCAATAGCGCCGTCTTGCCTTACCTGATTCCAAGACCTACTTACCTTTGACTGTAACTGCTGTAGATTATTGGCCTGATAGTATGAAATATTGTTGAATATTGCTGGACCCTTCAAATTTACAGAACCTAGGAATAGGTCAAAGTTTAAGGCTGTTGTAAAGTTAATTCCTAGAATAGACCATTCTTTAACCGTCAAGACTGGCTCACGAACAGGCTTTCCATTTATAAAGTATTTAATCTCATCAAAATTTGAGTTATCTTTCTTATTTTTTGCATAAACAACTCCTCTTTTTCCAAAACTATCATTTGCAACAACATAAAAAACTATTGTATTATTTTTATGTTCAACTTCAAACAGTGCTATTGGTGTTAGTGGAAAGGCTCTTTGCTCATACTTAATCCATGACTGAAATGCACTTACTCTGTAATTTTCTGCAACAGACTGATTTACTGGCATGGAAATACCACGATCTTCATTTAAGTCAAAGTCTCCACGAACTTGAATTCCAGATGTTCGGTTTGTGTATAAATATGGAGTGCTTGCCTTATAAATACTAAATGGATTTTTTGCTTTATAGTCATAATATAAGCCAGACCTCTTGTATGGGAAAAGGTTAGATCCAAACTTTGTTCCAATTGGATTAAATGAATTATCATTAAGAGCCTGGGAAGCAATTTCTAATTTCTTTAAAACTACTGGTTTTTTAATTATTCCACGAACAACAAAGTCAACACTGTAAACAACTGCAAGTTCATTAAAGTCTATATCTTTTCTTGGATAGACTAATGTATTATCAACAATCTCAAACTTTGTTTTTTGCCAAGATGGATAGTCTGATACATCAACTACAGAGTTTTCTTGTGGAGGGACGGATTCTGTAAAATAACTTG